GGATTGATGCAAAAAAGCCTGGTAAAGTAAAATATCAATTTAAAGGAGATGATACTTTATACAATTGTAAGCTACCAGTAGAAGGAAGAGTATTCTCAGATAGAAATACAAGATCAACATCACTTGTAGATTTAATGAAACCATATCAAATAGGTTACAATATGGTAAATAATCAAATAGCAGACATACTAGTAGATGAACTAGGTACTGTTATTATGTTTGATCAAAATGCGTTACCACGTCACTCAATGGGAGAAGACTGGGGTAAAAACAATTTAGAAAAAGCTTATGTAGCAATGAAAGATTTTGGTATGATGCCTTTAGATACATCTATTACTAATACTGAAAATGCTGTAAACTTTAATCATTATCAAACATTAAATCTAGAACAAACAAATAGATTAATGTCTAGAATTCAATTAGCTAATCATTTTAAACAACAAGCATTTGAATCTATAGGTATTAATCAACAACGTATGGGTACACCTATTGCACAACAAACAGCAACAGGAGTTACTCAAGCAATGAATCAATCATTTGCACAAACAGAAGCTTATTTTACACAGCATTCAGATCATTTAATGCCACGTGTACATCAAATGAGAACAGACTTATCACAATACTACCATAGTACTAAACCTTCTGTTAGATTAAGTTATTTAACTTCTAATGCAGAAAAAGTTAATTTTCAAATAAATGGTAGAGATTTATTACTAAGAGATTTTAATGTATTTGCAACTACAAAAACAAATCATAGACAAACTTTAGAACAATTAAAGCAAATGGCTATGCAAAATAATACTACAGGTGCTTCTATTTATGATCTTGGTAATGTTATTAAATCTAACTCTATAGCTGAAGTATCAGACATACTTAAAGATGCTGAAACTAAATCACAACAACAAAGACAGCAAGAAATGCAACAGCAACAACAAATGCAAGAACAGCAACTTAAAGCTCAGCAAGAACAACAAGCAGCTCAACAGCAATTTGAAGCAGCACAAGCTGAAGCTGAAAGACAAAAAGATATTACTGTTGCAGAAATTAGAGCTGCTGGTTATGGATCTATGCAAGATATTAATCAAAATCAGCAAAGTGATTTCCAAGATGCTATGGAAAACATACGTCAAAGAGATGAGTATAGAGAACAAATGAACTTTAAAAAAGAACAAGCTTCTGTAGAAAATTCTAATAAGCGTGCTAAAATGGATATTGAAAGAGAAAAATTAGCTACTCAAAGAGAAATTGCTAATAAAAATCTTGAAATAGCACGTGAGAATAAAAACAAATATGATGTAAAACCTTCTAAAAAGGATAAGAAAAAATAGTTATAGCTATATACTACAAAAAAACTTATTAAGCATGTCAAATTTCTGAGGTTTATTAAAGAAACTTTAGTATATTGTATATGTAATTAACCAAAAATTATAATTTAAAACCAAAAATATTATGGCAACAGAAAACATGGAAACAACAAACGTACAGCAAGTAGATATTGATTTAGATGAAATATTTAATGGAGCTCCAGGAGCTGCATCTGTAACGTTACCTGCAGAAGAAAGTGAAAAAAAACCAAATGTATTTTCTAGAAATGCATCAGTAGATTTAGATTTCTTAGATAAAAAAGAAGAAACACCTACAACAGAAGAACCAAAAGAAGAAATAAAAACAGAAGCAGTTAAAGAAACTGTTGAAGTAAAAGAAGAAACTACAGTAAAAGCTCCAGAAACTTCAGTTAATGAAACAGAAGAAAAAGTTACTGAATCAGAAATTGATGAAATTTTAAATGAAGGGTTAGAGGTAGCAGAAGGTGAAGAAGAAAAGTCTACTGCTAAAGGTAGAAGAAGAATTGAAGGAATGTCAGATGTCTTTAAAAAAATGATTGAAGATGAACAAATTATTCCTTTTGATGATGATAAACCTTTAGAAGAATACTCTGCTAAAGATTGGAAAGAACTTATCCAAGCTAATATGGATGAGAGAGCTAATAAAGTTAGAAGAGAAACACCTAAACAGTTCTTTGACAGTTTACCACAAGAATTACAAGTTGCTGCAAAATATGTAGCAGATGGAGGACAAGATCTTAAAGGTTTATTTAAAACTTTAGCACAAGTTGAAGAAACTAGATCTTTAGATATGTCTACAGAAAAAGGACAAGAACATATAGTAAGAGAATACTTAACTGCAACAGGATATGGTAGTGCAGAAGAAGTAAATGAAGAAATAGAAATTTGGAAAGATTTAGGTAAGCTTGAAAAACAAGCTAGTAAATTTAAACCAAAATTAGATAAAATGTCAGAAGCAGTTGTTGCAAAAAAATTACAAGAACAAGAAATGAAACGTGCACAACAACAAAAAGCTTCAGAAAATTATATGGCAAACGTTTATCATACATTAAAAGATGGAAAAATTAATGATATGAAAATAAATAAAAAAACACAATCTATGTTATATAATGGTTTAGTATCTCCATCATATCCATCAATATCAGGAGATAATACTAATTTATTAGGACATTTATTAGAAAAATATCAATTTGTTGAGCCAAATTATCCTTTAGTAACTGAAGCATTATGGTTACTAGCAGATCCTAAAGGTTATAAAGAACAATTAAAGAATCAAGGAACTGCTGCTGCTGTTGAACAAACAGTAAGAAAGCTAAAGACAGCTCAATCAGGTAGACAAGCTTCTACTAGTCAAACAAATAAAGAAAAGACTGTAACTAGAAGTAAAAAAAGAACGCTACCAAGAAGTAACAATATATTTAAAAGATTTTAACAACAACAATAATTATTAATTTTAAAAACGTGAACAAATGGCAACACCAGTTTTAAACAACGGTCTCTTCCTCAGAGACACTAATTACAAAGCTAGTTCTCATATTGATTCTTATCACTTAACGAATATGTTAGGTAATGCTGAGCCAACTGACATGGGTCCTGTGGACTTATGGGCTATGACGCAGAAGGTAGAAATGCCTTTATACCAAATGGCTTCTTTTGGTGGAAAGAACACAATCATGGTGGACAATGCTCGTGGGGAATACAAATGGCAAACACCTGTAGCTCAAGAATTACCAGTTTCTTTAGGGAAATTAGATAGTTTAGGAGATAACAGAGGTATTGATGGTCAATCATTCAAAATTAAACTTTCTAAAAGAGAGTTTGGTCATGGAGACATCATTACTTATGACAAGTACAATGGTAAAGAACTTTACATTACTGCTGATGATATTTTACAAGTAGGTGATGGTTTCGTTTATACTGTTGAATTAGTTAACAATGATTCTACAGCAGGTTTACCAGACAAATATTTAGCTGCTGGAACTAAATTCTTTAGAAAAGGTTCTGCAAGAGGTGAGTATGGAGAAAGATTCTCTGACATCTCTACAGGAGCTGGCTTCAGAGAGTTCTACAACTTTGTTGGAGGTGCTGAAGCACACGTACACTATTCAATTTCATCACGTGCTGATCTTATGATCAAAGGTGGAATGAATGCTGACGGTTCTGTACCTGTAACTGAAATTTGGAGAAACTTTGATAAAAGTTTAGATCCATCATTAAACTCTATTGAAGATATTGCAACTGCAATGGGTAAAGACTATGTTAAAAAAGCATTTGATAATGGATCTCTTTCTAGAACTTTCTTAACTTCTATGGAAGCAGCTCATTTAACTAAAATTGCTAATGACATTGAAACTTACTTAATGTGGGGTCATGGTGGTAGAGTTAAACAAGACGGACCGGATGACATTAGATTATCTGTAGGTCTTTGGAAGCAATTAGACAACTCATTCAAAAGAGTATATAATAAATCAGGATTTGATTTAGATATGTTCAAGAATGAATTATACAACTTCTACAATGGTAAAGTTGAGTTTGATGGTCCAGATCCAAAACGTCAACTAGTTGTACAAACTGGTATTGGCGGTATGAAGTTAATTAACACTGCTATTGCAGCTGAGGCAGCTAGTGCTGGAGGTGTAGGTGTACAAACTTCATTAACTGACATTGGTGCAATTACTGGTAAAGGTATGGACTTAGGATACGGATTTGCGTACACTAGCTTTATCATTCCTTTCCTAGCTAATGTTAAGTTTGTATTAAACCCAGCGTTTGATAACTTACACACTAATGACATTGAGAATCCATTAATTGATGGTCGTCCATTATCTTCTTACAGCTTCATCATTTTTGATGTTACTGATATGGGTAATGATAACATCCATTTATTAAAACTATCTTGGGATCACCAGTTAAAATGGTTCTACCAAAATGGTACTATGGATTACATGGGAAGAACTCAAGGATTTGCTTCTTCAGGACACTTTAACGGGTATAGAGTTATGATGACTCAAACAATGCCTGCTATTTGGGTTGAAGATCCAACTAAAGTTCTTAAGATTGTTATGAAGAACCCTATTACTTTAGGATCATTCTAATCTTAATCACAATATGAAAGAAGGAGGGGCCTAGTGCTCCTCCCTATTTCTTTTAAACCAATTAATAATTAACCAAAAAAAACTGTTAAAATGAAAGCAAACGATATTACAATTACTGAAAAGTATCAAAGTACAAAAGATAGAACTATATCTATCAAACCATATTTTAATCCAAATGTAACAAACATGGGATTAGAAAATTATAATATGACATTATTTGATAATGTTTGGCATCATGAAAGTTTAGGATGCTCAGAAAGAAATGGTATAATAAGATATGTAACTGGACTTAATGAATTTGCTCCAGAAATAAAAGCATTAGCTATACCAGAAAGAAAAGAAAAAATAAAACAAATTAGAGAAGTTGTTTGTCAACTAGAAAAAGAATTAGCATCAAATGTTATTGATGTAGAAGATGAAGACTTTTGGAATAAAGTGCAAGTATTAAGACCTGATAATTATAAATTTTGGGAAAAAATACAATTAAAAATAGGTAATGAACCAACTTATTTAGATCCATCAATTGATCCTTATGATTTAATTAAATTATATGCAATTGAAGCAGCTAAAAAATCAGGAGCTAGATTTTATTTAGATAGAATTAAAGAAACAGCTAGTACAAGAACAAGTGTTTCTAAAATTAAAAATAAAGCTCTTGCAGCATTACAAAATTTATATGATACAGATACAACAAAATTATTATATGTAACTAAAGTTGTTGATGGCAATAGCACACAATATACAAAAAGTACACCTGTTGATGTGTTATATGAGAATATGGATGAATACATAAATGGTTATGGAGGAGATAAAACTAAAAAAGCATCAGAAAACTTTATAAGTATTGCTAATGCATCAATGCAAGATCTTAAAATTAGATCTATGATAAAAGATGCAATGACATATAACTTAATGACAACTAAATCAGATGGTTATATATATGATAAATTTTCTGGTAATAAATTAGGTAAAAGACCAACTGAGGTATTAGAATATCTTAAGAACCCAAAAAATGATGAAACTCTACATAGATACTTAGATGAAATAAGTGAAATGTGGGAAACAAAATAAGTAAATGGCAATAAATAATACTACATTACAAATAAAGTTTAGACAAAGACTTAATAAGTTAGCTAGTAATGACTATGATAATATAGAATGCTGGCAGATTGTAGAGGCTTTTAA